CGCTATCCCTTGAAAAGTTTTGTTTCTCTCTCTCTCTCTCTCTCGGCTGCATACAACTTGTATCGTAATACCATTGACTCATACGCTTCCCACTTTTAGCTGTCCAAATAGATCCTTTATCTACTATATTTGTAGGCTTTAATGATGGCAATTCTTTTAACCATAAGCAAGTAGCTTTTGTAACGCTATGTCCATATTGCCAAGGATTAATTATTTGGTTAGGTTTTCGCCATTTGCTGCTCATAATTCCTATTGGGTTTTCAATTGCATATCTAGGTATGTTTGAATTTGCAATCGTCATAAAAAAATCAATACCTTGTTGCTGTCTACCATCGGCAATTTTCTTAGCAAAATGTCTAGCTCCACTTACTGCTAAATGAGTACATGGTGGATGAGCTATCATTAAATCCCAGTTTTCATTAATAATGTCCATAACATCACCTTGATAATGTTTCCCATCTTTAAGCGTTGGTTCTAAATCACAAGACCAAGCATCATGGCCTAGTTTTGCAAAAGCATCTCTTACAGTACCGCTAAACTCACAAGCAATTAATACTTTCAAAGTTGCTCCTCAAGCTGCTTGATTCTTTGGCTAATCCTTGCTCGCCATTGCTGCCATCCTTCTCCAGCATAAGCCTGGACTCCTATTTCTTTTGCTTTGTTTATTGTTGCTTCTTCTGAACTGTACCAAGGCAACTCAGGCCGTTTATTTACTTTTGGTTCTTCTATTACGATTTCATCCTCAAAACGATATTGCCCTATCCAGGTACTTGCATGGGGTATGTACTCCATCTCTGTATCCTTTGATTTCCAATAAGCAATATGGTTTGGCAAAGCCTCTAGCGCTTGTTGCTGTTCATCTTTTCTAAGAGCCTCAAACTTACGCTGGGCTACACGCTTACTTACTTTTCTTGGATAAAGCGCCCAGAATGTTTCAAACATCATCTCTCCTTCACTAGAAATAATAGGTTATCACGCCATAGGCATAGAAAGCAACTGCCACAGCTTCTACAAGAAACAATGGTATATCCCTTTGGTATATACCAGCAAAAGCCCATATAGCGCTACCAACAACTCCAAACCAAATATTAGATGGATAGACATTTATGCTAGTTAGGAATATTCCTATCAGACATAGTATTGTTCCTGTCCATTTAACAAGTGTCATTGCTCTTGTGCCTTTCTTAGTATTGCTAATTCATCCCTTAACTGAATAATTGTTGCTGCTCCTATTTCCATAGCAGTCACCCATCGGTCAGGTGTATTAGCTTTTTGATTAAGTTCATGCACAACTTTGGCAATTTCCTCATCTGTTAGTGTCTTTACTGGATGAGTGTAGAGTGGAATAAGACCATCTTTTCCATACTCGTCTAAATCTTCATAATCATATCGGCTGTAAACAAAACATCCTGTTTCCTTATCCATCCACGCTACTGGTTCATTGTTCATTTAAGCCCCCATCGCTTTAGTTCTTTTTGTTAGCAGCTCTTTTGCTAAACCATTTTCTTCTACAACATCTAGCAGCATTAGGTGGTCAGAAGTTTTACAAATACCATCTTTGTATAGCGACCCAGTTATGCAGTCCATCATGTAGCTTGTTTTGTCCATGTCTGTAGCAATAACAACTGGGGTAACAACTATCTCACCATCGTTAGTTATTCCTCTATACAACAAACAATCTTTAAGCCATTTTAATTTGTGTGATTTTACTTGCCAGGAAGGAAAGCAACTACTTGAATCAGCGCACATATAGTGCATTGCTTTTTTAATCTTTTTGTCCATTTATAAATACTAAACGAGAACTCTACATAAATGCAACTACTTTTTTACAAAATGAAAGCATCCACAAGCGTAGGGTAGATCTAGCTCTTTAACCTCTGTAACTACAGGGCTTCCCCCATCATTAGGAATAAGAAAAAACTCGCAATCATACTCACTAAACAGATCACGAATATAGACAGGACTATAAATGCGGTGTGCGTTAAACGCAACAAGTGGCCTTCCAACTGGTACAACAAAAAGCAGATGTTTGTCTGCCATCTTTTTAAGATTCGCAATTGCTTTGAGATCGCCTTCGTTGTCCAGATCATCTCCGTACCTTCCTAGTCCTATGTGTTCTACAACATGACAGCAAGAAATACATTCTGCTGGCGCTAATGGAAATGCAGTCAAATCGTACTGAGCTACTAACAAATTTGGTACTACTAACTTTGGCGCTCTAAAATCATAGAATGTTGTAGGCACTAGAGCTGCTGCACAAGTAGATAAATGTAGACTAGACCCAATATCTATATGGTTTCTAGGGTTTATCTCTTTTATCTTTCTAAGCGCCCAGGCTACATGATAAATGTAGTGTTCATCAAACCCATGACCAGCATCATCCTCTAAGCAAGGATAGAAATTTAGGTTAAACCTACTTTCATGCTGCATGAATTGGGCAGCTTGGTCTATGTATTCTTGTCTTATCATGTCTTAAAATTATATACAAATATCGGATAACAATGTCCTATTTTTGCATGACTTTTTATTTAAATTTCATGCACTTACAAGCGTTTTTAAAATAGGCTTTTATTTCCTAATCGGGAATAATGTAAGAAAAAGTAGCGTATATTACACAAAAATTCTTGATCGGGTCATTTTGTAAGGTTTAGTCATGTCTATACTTTTTGTCAATAAATGTACACATAGGTATCAATATGTATAAGTAATAGACATTGATAGGTATTAAGAAGGTTACTGCTCTTTCGGTGAACGAACCTAGCCCTACCTAGGTTTGCTTTCATCTGCTCCATCGGAGTTACAGAACCCGTCAGTCGTTCAAGGAATAGGCACTAACCTCACCACCTATATTGCGCTGTTTCATCCTTTACCCCCTAGTAGCGCTGTACTACTCCTGTATCGCTACGATGTCGTTAGAGCCGCCAATACAAGAACTTATACTATAAACTAAAATTCAAATTCTTTGTAGTCGTATCTGCCATTTTCTTTTTTATACCATCCAATTACGATAATTCGCCATCCAGACCTTACGATTTCGGTAAAGAAGTCCGAGTCGGTAATTTTCTTTATTCGGCTGGACATATTGCTTTTGGATGTGAGCTGTATACCTAATGTTTCTCCGTTTCCAATAGCCACTATGTCGAAAATTCCAAATAAGTCTTTTTTTCGTCTGCTAAATGAATTGTAGCTTTCGACTATATCGCACTTATAGCCCTTGGACTCGTATAAAGCGATTGTGCGGGCATTATTACTAACCAAGGTGTTCTGCCGTCAATCTGCCTTCGGAAGCCTCTATGATCGCTGTATGCCATTTCTTAGGGATTCCGTTACGCATCTTCCAAGCATAGGCTGTAACATACTTAACGCCAATCTTGTCGCATAAGTTCTTGATTGAGCCAAACTCTGCCATAAGGTTATCAAATGCTGTTTTTTCCATGATTTCTCCTAGTTGATTGTTTATTCTACATTAGTGCGTAAAACCAACAGTTGCTAAAAAGCGACAAATAAAAATATTTCTACATTCTGTTGAAAATCTCTACATTTATGGATTAGTATTTATCCATGCAGTAAATTTTATTAACACTCGTGAAGGAGTAACAAATGAAAGACTTTATCTTAGGTGGCATACTAGGTTTCTTTATTGCAGTAATAGTTGTTGGTACATACGGCTTTCGTATTGGAGTGTATTCATTATGAACAACAACTCCTACTATGAAGCACCTTGGGATGACCAAGAAGATGCAGAGCGCATCGCAGAGGAAGCATACTGGCTGGTCAAGAACGATCCACGCTATGATCCTACAAATCTTTCCAAACTTGGAGAAGCTATTGGACAAGACTGTGATGATGTAGAGTTTCAAGAGTTTATTCGTGATTGTGTAGAGCAAAAGGATTGGGCAAAACTTGGTCTAAAGATATACACAAAATCGTTTGAGTATTGGGAAGATGCAGCAAAATTTAACCTTGAGTGAAGGAATTAAAAATGACTAGCTATATAGAATTACGCAAGATAGATGTATCGGACAAGATAGAGAAGAAGAACAATCTTAGCTACTTGTCCTGGGCATGGGCTGTAGATACATTGTTGATACATGACCAGAGCGCTACATGGACTTATGGACAGCCTATTATGTTTGGTGAAACCATGATGGTCTTTTGTACTGTTACAGCGTTTGGCAAGTCTATGACTGCCCAGCTTCCAGTAATGGATTATCGCAATAAGGCTATACCTAACCCAGATGCGTTTGCCGTTAATACCGCTATGCAAAGGGCTTTGGCGAAAGCAATTGCCTTACATGGTCTAGGATTAAGCCTGTATGTAGGAGAGGATCTCTGGGATGATATAGACACAGGAGATGCGTTAGATGCCGATATTTTGGAAATCAAGACGCAAAAAACCCCTGCCGAACTCAAGGTGGCCTTTGCTAAATTATACAAGAAGTATCAGGCTAAACCAGCTCTATTACCCCCAATAACCAACGCTTACAACTTGATGAAAGATAAATTCAATGAAGTTAGCACAGGAGCAGCCTGATAATGTTTGCTCTGAATGTGGAGCTAAATGGGGTATTCATAGACCTAAAAATCATGAATATCGTATATGGATAGACAAGTGCGATGTGTGTTCCGATATGAGAGCCGTAAGCGATGCCTCAGAATTTGGATATTTAAAGGAAGGTTGGGATGCTTGAAAGGAAATGGTGTGTTAGTTGTCAGGTTTCTAGACCGATTGAAGGTTTTAAATTGGTAAGAATGAAAAACACAAGTAGATGGAAATGTGCAATTTGTTTAAATCGTAATGCAGAACCAAAATATAGGAGCAAAAAAGATGAAGAAAAAACTAAATGATTACATTTATAGCAAGGCTGGAACAGACATTACTGTTCGCTGGAAGAAGCTATATAGCTATGTGCCAGCAAGTGAGCAAGCGCAGTACATTAAGAAGTGGTCTGATTTTAGAGAGATGTGTGCTAGAACCTTAGATGATGTTCAGCCGACATTTAGCCAGGATGTTGTTAATTTGAGGTTTAAACAAAAATGATTAATAAACATTGCCTAGAGGCATTTAATAGTTTAGATAAGCCTGTGTATCATCCGCAAGAATACTTTATGCTAGGATGGAACGCTGCCATTGATGCTATGTCTGCTGAGTTTGCTCGCAAGTGGGAACTGAACGAACTTGCAGATAGGCCACTAGGACAAGGTTATATTGACCCAAATATGGAAGAAGATAAAGAATGACTGACTATTCACAAATTTATATAGAGATTAACCAAGTCCTTAAAAGCTACTACAACTATGAAACAAAGAATAACCATGAACAAGCTGCTCAAGCTGCAAACGATGTAGCTACATTGGCAGAGCATTTAAAGTTCTTAGCAGAGGCTAAACTATGAAATCATTTTTAGAAGAAAACAACCTTATTGGGCCAATAGAAATGAATTTGCGTGATTATTTTGCTGGTAAAGCTATGCAAGGAATATGTGCTGGAGATTGGAAGTTTGATCTGAAGGATGGTACACATTCTTGGATTGAAGTTGCAACATTAAAATCTTATGAAATTGCTGATGCAATGATAAAGGCTAGAGATGATTCAACAGGGGAGTAATGAATGGCATCTAAGTAGGCTGGGCAAGGTTACTGCCAGCCGTATAGCAGATGTGCTTTCTAAGGGGAAATCTGGGGAGTCTGCCAGCCGTAAGAACTACAGGACAGAATTGGTAGTTCAGAGGCTTACAGGAGTGCCAGGAGAGTTGTTTACCAATGCAGCAATGGAATGGGGTACAGCAACAGAACCTTTTGCGAGAATCGCTTATGAATCAGAAATGGGAATATTCGTTAATCAAGTCGCTTTTATTGACCACCTTAGTATCAGTAATTTTGGTTGTAGTCCTGATGGTCTTATTGCTGACGATGGATTGCTTGAGATAAAGTGTCCTAATAGCAGTACGCATATAGAGTATTTGACGGATGATAAACCGCCATCTAAGTATGTCCCACAGATGCAATGCCAAATGGCAGTAACAGGCCGTCAATGGTGCGACTTTGTATCATTTGACCCTAGACTACCAGAGGACTTGCAATTGTTCGTAGTGCGCCTTAATAGGGATGTAGAGTATATTAAGGCTATGGAAGTAGAAGTAGAGAAGTTCTTGAGTGAAGTTGAGGAAATGTTTACAAAATTGAAAGAGAGAAAATAATGGCTTACGAAATGAAGGAAGGTAGCGGATCGCTATTTAAGAACACCAGGAAAGAAAAAGACACGCATCCAGACTACGCTGGCTCAATCATGGTTAATGGAAAAGAGCATTGGCTAAGTGGATGGATAAAAGAGGGCAAGAATGGTAAGTTCTTTAGTCTTGCTATTGGGAAAGAGAAAGAGCGTAGTAACTTTACGCCTAAAGGCAATGATGAAATGCCTAAAAATACCATCGTAGATGACGATATTCCGTTCTAAGGAGAACAAGATGAAAAAAGCACTATTAGCAGCAGTAACATTTATGTTATTAAGCGCAACAGCTTATGCTTGCCAGACACAGACAATTATTGTCAATGGAAAGATAACTGTGTGTACGGTGTGTGGAAGCGTAGTTAATTGCTTCTAGGTAAACCCCAAGAGATCTGCTGATGTCCTTCACAAGGAGCGCCACCCCCTACAGATCAGGTGGCATTACTAAGAAGTTTAACCAGCAACTCCACGACCAGTACGATCCCCCAGCTAGGAAGGCTGTATCCGATTGGGTACACATGAAATGGGGAGCAGACTGTATTCCAAATCCTAATGAGTTTGGAGTAGATTTAATCGTGCTTCGAGAAGGCAAGCCAGTTGGGTATATTGAAGTTGAAGTGCGGAGCTGGAATTATTGCCACTATAGCACCATCCATGTAAGCCACCGCAAAGAGAAACTATTTCAGCAAGATCTGCCTGTACTATTTTTTGCACTAACTCAGGACTTAGCTCATGCGTATTGGTGTCATGCAAAGGTAGCAAAAGGTTACCCCTTAATAGAAGTGAAGAACTTTGAAGTTCCTACAGGAGAGATGTTTTTTGACATCCCTGTAGAGAAGTTTAAGTATGTAGACCTTACCGACCAGTTTTAGAAACTTCTATAACCCATTCCTGTAGAGATACTAATTGTTGCGTAGAACTGGCGCAAGCAAGTTCAAGGTTGGGGGTTTCTGCATTAATACTGATGGAGGAATTGGGTAAGGTGGACAGACTTGTACTGGACTGCTGGCGCACCCCATTATAATAGTGCTTAAGAGCAGATAGCTTATTTTCATAATCAGACCTTATAGATTTACCGATAATATCTTGTTGTTTCTTGGTTGCTTCATTGATTGCCTCTTGTGCCTTTACTTGTGCCTCTATATCGGCTTTATAGGTATCAAAGCGCTGTTTTTCACCTGAGTAGCCCTTGTAGTAGCCAAACCCAAACAAAGCGCCTATAAGCACGATTACGCCAATGATTCTAGCAAATGGGGATATTAGGATGTCGAGCATTTTATGTATTCTTCCTGTCTACGCTTGGTTAGCCCAGGAAGTCTTTGGCCTTGGAATTTATCCCATCTAAGGATTTCTTGACACGCTCCTTGGTAGTCTTGTTGGTTGAGCTTCTTAACCAAAGTGCTACGGCAGAAATTACCAGAGCCAATATTATAAGAAAGACTAATATATCCATCGTATTCTCCTTGTGTGAGTGGCACTTTTACACATTGTTTTAGTGCTCCCTCGAACTTCTGTATATCTCTTAATGCAGCCTGGAGAGCTTTTTCTGGAGATGTTTTATCTCCCAGCTTAACTCCAGTTGTAGTTCCAAAGCCAATTGTAGGTACATCACCAGCCAAGGGTAAATAAGCATTTTCTTTATATCCTTCATGCAATGCAATAGCTACTAATGCTGATGCAGATAAACTAATAGCTGCTATGTCTTTACGACTAAATGTCATGTTGAGCCACAAGCCTAGCAAAAAAAGCAGCAATAATAATTCCAAAAGTAATAATCGCAAATTGATCCCTTGGGAACTCATCCATGTATAAAGGAAGAATTGCCTCGCAAGCAGTTAGTAGCGCTGCAATAACAATAAACTTTAGCGACCAAGACTTTCGGAGAATAGTTCTCCAATTATCATAGAGCTTCATTTTTTCATTAGATCAAACATAAAAGCTAAAGCTATTCCAGCTATCAGCCAAATAGAACGATTGATAACGCTAAAAACAGAATCTTTACCAGCATCTTCTTTTTCTATTTCTGTAACTCGTTCTTCTATCTTTTGCTGTCGTTCTTCGTAATTTTCTATACGCTTGAATATGGTTAGCATCCGTTCTTCCATACGAGCCAGACTTACGACTGCATCTGCTAATTTATCTAGTTTGGACTCTATCCTACTTAGTCGTAAATCTTCCATGCTCATATCCTGTTATGGAGCTATCTCTATCCAGGACTGAGTAGCCTCATCCCATCCGTATTTTTTTCCATCTGTGGGACAAGGAACAGGAGGAGTCCATAACCATGTAGGAGCGCCAACAGTCCAGCTATTACATACTTGACCATACATATCTAATGGTCTTTCAGAATAAAAGACATCATTTACAGAATCGTATGTATAACCAATTCCAGCATAATTTGCACGAAGTGGAGTTCCTCCATCTGGGGTCATTGGTTCTGCTGGAGGAGATGGAGCGTAATGCACATTTCCATGAGTATTGTAAGAAGTTTGTACCCATAATGTAGGATCGCCTACAGCACCAGAATCAATAAATAATTTATCAGCAGCAATTACATCTGTAACTGTAAAAATTGATGCGTTATTAGTAGGTTGAATTTTTGCAAAATATGACATATTAATTTCCTAACATTGAAATGTTGCAGATGAGGTAAATGTGTGGATAGTTGAACCACCAGAAGAAGTTACAGTACCTCCAATAGCTCTTTGTGCGCCAGTATAAGAGATAATAACAATTCCAGATCCACCAGAACCGCCTGTAGCGCTCCATGATCCACCACCACCGCCACCAGTATTAGCTGTACCTGATGTAGCATTTCCAGCAGCAAAAAGCGCTCCAGCGCCACCACCACCAGAGCCACCAGACCCTGCTGTTCCACTAGACCCGCCACCACCACCACCGCCAGCATAAGTTACTGACGAGCCTGATATAGATGAAGATACGCCAGATCCACCATTACCGCCATTGCCTGCAGAGTGATCTGCTCCTACTGCACTTGCACCGCCACCACCGCCACCACCATCTAGATTACCAGCTCCACCATTGTTTCCTTGTCCAGATGTACCTAATCCACCAGAGACATCGGTTGAATTAGCTTGCTGTCCAGTACCGCCTCCAGATCCACCAGTACCTCCAACATTGCCAAACCAAGAACCATATCCACCACCAACTGAAGCAGTTAAACCAAAAATTGTTGAGTTTGATCCAGCAGTACCATTAGCATTAGAACCGCCAGTACCTCCAGCACCAACTGTTACTGTATAGCCTGTTCCCTTAGAAAAAGTTGTAGAGCTAGAAATATAACCACCAGCTCCACCGCCAGCGCCACCATTTCCACCACCGCCACCTCCACCAGCAACAGTAAAATAAGAAGCACTAAATGTTGCTGTAGTATTAGCTAAACTTCCGCTACTTGTAAATGTATGGATAATATTTCCACCAGAAGAAGTAATGTTTCCTCCAGACCATTGAGGTATATTGCTAGGATAGGAAATAATAACAACTCCTGATCCTCCAGAGCCACCATTGTAGTTATTGCTATTACCAGGTGCAGCAGCAGATCCGCCACCACCGCCACCAGTATTTGCAGATCCAGCACTTCCATTTGCATTACTATTAGCGCCAGCGCCACCGCCTCCAGATCCACCAGCACCTCCTGTGCCTCCATAAGCGCCACCACCACCACCTCCAGCGTATGTTACTGACGATCCTGTAATTGACGAAGCACTACCAGCTCCACCAGCAGCTCCATTATTACCAGAAGCATTTGTTCCACCAACAGCACTTGCACCGCCACCACCGCCAGCGCCATTAGAAGTGCCTGTTGTTTTTCCACCATCATTACCTTGCCCAGAAGTTCCAGTACCAGCAGTTCCAAAAGAATTTGAACCACCGCCTGAACCACCATTACCAGCAGCACCAGAACCTCCTCCACCTTTACCGCCACCGCCACCGCCAGTTGCAGAAGAAATTGTATCTAAGGAAGATGTATTACCATTTGTGCCAACTAAAGAACTTACTCCTCCAGCGCCACCAGCACCAACTGTAATAGTATAGGAAGTTACAATAGCTAAATTTGCTGTGCCTGTTAAATAACCTCCAGCGCCACCACCGCCAGCTCCAACTGTATCTCCACTAAGACCGCCACCACCACCACCGCCAGCAACAGTAAGATAACTGGCAGCGTAAATACCAGGTGCGCCTTGAGCAAACCCAAAAGCACCTATAGCAGCAGCGCCAATTCTAGATAAACGAGGCATTTATAAATCCTTAAGCGAATTTAGTAACAGATGCAAAAACAGTATATGTAGCAGAACCAGTTTTTACAATGACATAATTATAAACATCTACAGAACTAGCATTACCGCTAGTAGGAGCTGTTCCACCTTGCCATTTAGGAGTTACTGAAGTTCCGTCTACAGTAACAGCAGAATTGTAATAAGCAGTTGATCCATTAGTTACTAAGAAATTAGCAGCAATAGACTCGCCTGTAGCCATTAAAGTGTTTAATGAAGTAGTACCATCACCTCTAAAATTGACTGTAAAGTTAGCAGAAGCATTAGTTGTGTAATATAGAACAGATTGTGTAATTACATCTAAATTGATTGTTCCTGTAGCAGCCGTAGCAGATACAGTAGCAGTTTCTAGAATATTGGGGAACTTAGAAGAACCGCCTGTAGAGTTGCTAAATGTCTGTTTTGCAGTAAATGTATTTGCTACAGCAGTACCAGGAACAGCTAGATTTGTACGAGCATCAGCAGCGCTAGAAGCGCCTGTACCACCATCAGCTACGGCTAGATCGGTAATACCAGTAATAGTACCGCCAGTAATCTTAACGGCAGTCATGGTATAAGTACCATCACGCAGACCATCGCCACAATCACGAATCTGCGCCATCATATCACGCATAGTATCGTTTACGGCTGATGGGAGCATCCCTTCTGGAGCGCCATCTGGAGGAGCAGCATTGTTACTTGCTGGGGTAAGGGAGTATTTTGTATATGCCATGATTATTCCTATTATATCTATATTGCGTTATTCTGATAAGCCAAAATTGGCTACTATTTTAAAAGTCCTTCAATTTGACCAGATTGGTATAAAGCGTTATATAGTCGTGGATCTGCTACTGGTGGCACAATTTCGCCAAACTTTCTACCAACACGAGATCCCAATCCAGTTGCATAAGCAGCCTCTCCCATAAGTCTTGGAGATGTAGTTGCTGCTGTAATTGCTGCTGCTGGTAATCCTCCAACTCCATAGGCAAGATAACCAGTAGGAAGTGATGCAGCGCCTTGTAAACCTCTTGGCATTATGTTTGATAGAGCTTGTCCAGCAAGACCAGGCATGAACTCTTGGCCTCCAGCAGCCTCTAGTTCTTTGCCTAATTTTGTTCTTTGACCATAGTTTGTTTGTACATTATCACGCATTAAACTTTGCAATTTACGCATAGATGTATCAGCAGATGCCTTTTTACCAAGACTTAAGCTACGCTCTATCTCTCTAATTTGATCTGTAGCATCAGAATATGATTTCATAGTCTTAGCATAAGTTGGAGCTTGTTTCTGAATTGTAGATTTAACAGAGTTATATATATCACCAATAGAAGATCTAGCTACTTTTTGCTCAAATGGGATTGATTCTAAAACATCTCCAACCCTTTTCTTAAGAGCATCTAAGCCTTCTGGAGTGTGAAACTCTACAGGGTCAAGGCTTTTCCATTCACTTATGATTGATTTTGCTTCTTCCAAATTTTTAGCTGCACCTTCATTAACAACTTTACCTTTATAGGTAACTTTGTTTAATGAGTTTTCAATAGACTTATCAATATCACCAAAATCCAATATAGATTTATCGTTTTTAATATTTACCATGCCAGAGCGATATTCTGCTTGTTTTGTAGCATTTAATTGCTGTAAGTTTGCTTTTGCAATATCTAAAACATCTGTTTGATCTGCCCTACCAGATATATTTGCTCTAAATTGATCGGCAGTATCTCCACCTTTTGCGCCAGCTCTAAATGCTTGAACAATTGATTCTCTGCCAGCACCAGTAGTGCTTCCTAAAATTGGAGCTATAACTTTTCCACCTAATACATTGGCAGTTTTTGCAGTAGCTCGTGCAGCAAGAGATACTGGGTCAATATTTGATGCTATTTTTGCTAATGGAGCTGCTACTGCTCTTGGAGCAATCATAGATCCAGCAGAAAATACTGTAGATAAATCAGCTAAAACACCTGCGGGATCTTCTGCAATAGCCTTTTTAGCGCCTTCTACAGAACCATATCTGTCTGCATAAAACTGTCCTACTGTATTGGCTACTTCACGAGATGGTCTATCTTCTCCAATTGCTTGAACAAGTCTTTCTGGCAATACATTTTGCAATGCACCAGCACCAACATCAAGAACTGCTTTACCAGTTTGAAGTGGACTTGAAATGGCATCAATAAGATTGCTAAAAAGATTAGCAGTAGATGATGGTAAATTTCTAATTGCTGATCCAGCTACCTCTTTAGCAGACATTGGTTTTTCAGCAACATTAACCTCATCATATAACTTTTTAGCAGCAGCATTAATTTCCTTTTCAGACATCGAATCTGGAAAATCAACTTGCCCTACTTTTGGAATATCAATAATCATTATTCAACCTTACGAGTAACTGGATTGTATTTTTTAATTGGAGCAGTAGGAGAAGGCAAACGATTTATTTCATAAAATGGTGCTAATTGTGCTGTGTTTGGGTCTTTTTTTAGTACATCTAGTTTACGATTGTATTCACCCAAATTAAATTCTGCTGCTCGTTTAGAAGCGTTTGCAAGTTGTTTAATTTCACCAGGGGTTAATGAATCAATATCACCAGAGAAGGCTCTTTCAGCTAGTGTGCCTTCAGACTCAGTAATAGATCCTTCTCCACGCATAGATTTACGACCTTGCAATGTAAGTTCGGCAAAACCACGAATAGCTTGACGAGTATTGGCAATAGTTTCTGCTGTATCTTTTCCTGTAATACCTAAAACTGAGCCAACTTGTGCTAATCGTAATTGAGCACTAGCTGTTGGGCCAGTAATAATTTTATTGGTATTTACAGCTTGAATAATACGATCTGAGGCATCAATTTGATTTGCTGCACCTTGCGCCTGTATTCTTTCATCTTTAAGCATTGGGCCAATTTGTGCAGCAATGCCCTTATCCATTGAAACGCTGACATTGGTAGATGGAGTTCCAGACCTAATAAAATCTGTATAACTGCCTTTAAACCCACCGCCTTCTGGAGTTATTGCAAATTGGTATTGTTGAATTTTGTCAGGAATACTAACAGCTTTTGGAGTTGTTAGTTCAATAAACTTAGCTGGATCTGTTTGGCGTAAATAATCTAATGCTGCTTGATTTGCTCTGCCTGTATCTACAACATCTCTCATTGGCAAGTTAGCCCTTAAAGCTGCACCAGTTTCAGTTGCAGCCATATCTCCACCAAACTCAGGTCTAGATAGCATCTCTAACTGAGATCCTTGGCCTTGAGCCATTGGCATAGCTATTGGCTGTCTTGTAGTCGCACCAGCAATAGCTTGCTCATACTTTTTACGAGCATCAGCTTTAGATTTGTATTCTTGCATTTGCTGACCAGCAATCATCTGTTTAAGCGTATTATCAAATGACCCTTGATATGCTCCAGAGCCAGCTCCTAATGCAGCTCCTAGAGCCTGTCCTGTGCTTACTGGTACTCTTTGATTGCCAGACATACCAAGCATGGTTACAGCACTAGCTAATAGTGCTTGTTTAGCAGCGTTGTTCTGTAATGCTTGTATTTGTTCTGGGGAAAGTGATCCAGACATATCAGGAAATTGTCCGAATACTCCAGGTGCGATATCTTCAAGTGCCATTTTCTTATCCTAATAATGATGATCTAGTAGATGTTTTTGGTGCTAATAAATTAAGGATTCCAGAGTAATCTACCATTCCTTTGGGTACAAATGAGCCACCAGCTTGTTGTGGAACTCTAGCTCCAGAAGCACCACCAGCACCTCTACCTAAACCTCCTAAAGCGCCCATGCCTAATAAAGTGCCAAGGTTTCCAAAACCACTTAACCAACTTCTAGAGTCTGGTGTGTAATAGCCACGACCTTCCTGTATATCTTGATTAATATATTGTTGGTCTAATGGAGTATCGGTATATAAAGGCATATTGATTCCAGCCTCTCCAGCCTCTCCAATTGTAGATCCATACTTCATTTCTATAGCTCTTGCACGATCATAAGCCTCTATGCCTGATGCGCCATCTATTGTATTTTCGTTTAAATAGCTTTCTATTTCTGATCTTGGCATAGTTGCTACATTAACTGCTGCTGGCTCAAAGCCTTCATCAATCAGTTGCATCCTTTGTTGCTCTAATGGAATTTCATCAAGGCGAGTTACCCAATCTGCCATCTCATAATTACTAGCTCGTTTTAAACCATACGCTCTATCGTACTCATTCATCAATTCCATGTTGGCAATTTCTTGGCTCATATCGCCACCAACAACTTGCTCTGGTTTAACTCCTTGAGTAGGTGCGGATGGAAAGAAATACTCTGCTCCAGCGCCTAATGCTCCACCACTTACACCACCATAAAGAATGTTTGTTTTTAAATCACCACCGCCTAGCAATGTATTAATTGCACCACCAGCAGATCCACGAGCAGCTCCCAATAAACCAGCATTTGTTATTGGATTAGATGCTAATGTAATACCACCTGGGAATAGTGCAGCTTCGCCACCACCTAAAATACCGCCTGTAGCACCACCAATTAAAGCACCTTTAAGCGCATCTTGACCAGTTAAGGCAGATGTAACACCGCCAGTTAGAGCGCCATATCCAGAACCTTTTAATGCAGCCAAAACTAAAGGATTAGATAATAATCCTACTTCTCCTGTAGAGGCCAATGCTGGAGCACCTAAAGCAGTACCACCAGCAGCACCAGCACCAATTAAACCAAGAGCACCTAATCCAGTACCAGCAGCACCAGCAAAAAGTAATGCTGGAATTGCTTTTTCCATAAAGCTATCAAACGCACCAGATTTACTTGGCTCTCTTGGTACTGCAATTGGGTTACCAGACTGATCTAATATAAATCTACCAGTATTAGGGTCTACAACATATTCACCAGCACTTTCACCAGATGCGTTAAAAATACCAGCGTAAGGTGTGTTTTGAAATCCATAACGAATATTCTCAGGATTTACAGCAGCAAGAAGTTGCTCTCTAGTATATGGAGCAGCATACCCCATACTTACATAAGCATCTGGACTTAAAAAGTTCTCGGCATAATATGTTTGCCCATCGCCACCTGTATAGGCCTTTAGTCCTGAGTTCCAATATGTAGGATCTTCATATATAGGATTATCAATAGCCTGTGGAGGAAGTCCTCCACCATATTCAGCTTGACCAGCATTAACTTGTGCAACATAATTATTATAATCAGCTACCGCTTCTGGATTAGTCGCAATGGTAACTTCATCGGGTGGCCCCGTCATCTCCCAATTGTAATCTGCCATATATTCTTTCTAATTAACTAAAGCCACCCAATAAACCACCGCCTAAAGCACCTATACCAGCACCTAAATTTGGAAATCCAAATGCACCACCAATAGATGATCCTAATAGACCACCACCTAATGCACCACCGATAGCGCCCACAGTAGGATTAGTAGACATATTCTGGCTAGTAGAACCATAGCTTGCAGTAGGAGAGCCATAAACAGATGACAGATAACCTGATAACTGTTGGTATGGTAATTGCTGACCAAAGGAATAACGACTCATAGCCTCTTGTAATGGCTGCATTGCAATTGCTTCTCTTTGTGCGCCAATTTGAGCTAATTGCTGAGAAGGAAGATATTGTTGTCCGTAAATGCTTGGAGCAGCTTGAGCTATGTTAGTTAAACCCATCATAGCTTGCTGCTGTCTTGCTCTTTCTTGATCGTATTGTGTTCCTACGATATTAGCTGAAACATCGCCTAAAGCACGACCATACTGTTCTGTAGCTTGACCTAATGCGCTTTGCATAGCACCAGAACCATAGCGACCAGACTTAGAGTAAAGACTAGCAATACCTGGCAATACTTGATTGCTATATTGACTTACCAATGGTCTTGTAGCAGCTTCAATCATCTGTTGCTGATAAGGGTTTCCTTGTAAGAATCCACCAGCAGCAGTATTGGCTAAACCACCATAAGACTGCAAATAAGCATTTTGACCAACTTGTAATGAAGGGCTTGCTTGCGTAGCAATGTTTTGCTGTTGTTGCAAAGCAGTCATTGTTTCCTCAGACGGACTTACATAAGTCTGCCCTGGATACATTGATGGCTGTTCACCGCCCAAGAATAGAGTTTTTGCTCGCTCTAGACCAGTTGTGATATAGGGCAATATGCCTGGATCAATTGACGATGTTGTGCTTACTGTTGCCATGACTTTTCCTTTTATCCTACTATTACATATTTATAAGTTTTGCTTGCCGTACTGTTGGCAAAATGAGTAATTACTGCGCTTCCGTTTGTTTGCGAACTAATGTATACATTGTCCATAGCATTAGGAGCTACATACTGCATAGTTGCTATAACTGATGGTGTTGCTGGTCTTGTTGGGCTAGATTCTGCTGGTGTTTGTTCTAATGTAACGCCTGTATTTTCTGTTCGCCATACAATCTCTACATAATCATTTGCTGCTAGTTCTACAAAATAATTTATAGCTCCAATAACATGACCATAAACACCAGCACTTTTTCTTGCTGGAACAGTAAATTTACTATTCGATGCTGTAATATTAGTGCCGTTTTTTCTAAACCAAATATCTATATCATGCTGTGCATTATCTGTATTTTCTAGTTGTACACTAAATTGCAGATTGTAAATACCAGCATTTCTGACATTTAAACGACTGCTATTAGATAAATAAACACCATTAGAAAAATCTGTAGTGTTAAATGTCATTGGATACGCAACTGTAGTGCTTGCTGCCGATTGATCTGTAGAGTCTTGAAACGCACCATAAGGAGCAGTATCAGCAAAAGCAGCAGCAGAATTTGGAGCTAATAATATAACAGAATCTATACCAATACGAGCATCCGTAATAGTAGTTGTTGTTGCATTGCCTGTTGCTAGTGTTACAGAGCCAGTATTATTGGTCTTGCCATCCATAATATTATTAACGACTTCAGCGACTGATCGCTGATCTCCACCAAACGGAGGTAATCGTCTAAACATTATCTAGTTCCTAAACCATTAAGCTCTATGTCCATTCCAATCGCAGTAGACCACGATCCTGTAGGTGATAATTGTAAACGATGAAAGCGACCTACGCTACGAATACTTACACGATTTTCTGCATCAGAAGATGCTGCTGTTCCATAAGTAATGGCTTCATTTAATAACCTACGAGTTGCTACTGCCACATTAGCAGAGCCATTATCTACAAGTGGCTTAACCATAGTAATAGCAGATGTAGCCCCTGGCACTTCAATATCACCAGTTTCTAAATAGGCCGTTGCATTAGCTCCAGTAAATGTAACAATCTTTGTACCATTTACGCCAGCTAACTGTAATCTACCGCCTAACCATAGACGGCTATCAAAGCTAGTCATAATGGTGTCTAAATTGCCGTAAGCATCCATACCTTCTAGCGTTACTGCTGGTGTAGAAGTTGTTGCAATGCGATCTGCTGTTGTAGTGCCACTAGACCATTTTTGAGTCTGAAAATTGTAGATAATTAACTTATTTACTGTTGCTGAGTTTTGAGAAGCATAAGCCCAAATAATGAGCTTTTTAGCTGGATCTACAGCAGCAGACATTAAATAAATACTGCCTTGATCTACATCGTTAAAAAAGAAACGATTTACTTTTTCGTTTCCAATTGGCAATATAGTTTGTCCATCACAAGCATAGAATCCATCATCACCTAAGAAGAATGTCATTCCAGCGTACTGTATTACAGAATTAGCCTCATAACAGCCTAAGTTACGAGTAATGTTATCAAACTGGAATACTAATGGGCTACCAACATAAGACATACGATAGATAGAGCGATCCATTAGAATCAGTCCAAATTCGCCACCAGTTATGCCAACTACTGATCCACCATCAGGTATTTCTTGAAAGTCTGCCTGAGTTGTTGCGCTTGTAGTCCAGCTTGTTTCATCATTTAATGCTGACCATTGAACCCTATTAGGATGATCTGACTGAATATTTCCAGTTACTACGAAATCACGCACAATCGTTACATATCGTGCTGTAGGAGCATCGGCAGCCAAATCAGCAAATAAAGATGCTGAATTAACATTAAATCCTTGTAACTTGTCATATCCATTAGCAGCAATCACTACATCACCAAACTGGGTAAAACGCCATCTTTGGTCTGTAGGAGTTGTATAGTTTCCAGACTTAGACACATTGTCTAATGATAAATCTGCTTGATCTAGCTTAAATAGCTTAGTAGCTCCACCAGCAAATAGAATAGTACCGCCAACAGTAGTACGACCAGCCACTACATTATTAAGTGTTTCAGAAGCAGCAGCAGAATAATCTACTACAGTAGGTACTGCACCATAACCATTTGCTTGAGGAAATACATTTTCAGCTCTTTGTAAGCCATTTGTAAGACCTGGCTGGTCAGGAGTCCATTCTCCAAAAGCAATTCTACTTAGCGCCATGTTTCGCTTCCAATATTATTATTTGTCCAAGTATCGCTAGATGTTGTAACTGGAGTCCATTCTTCTGATCCAGCAGTTACTAATGTCCATGTATCTGTACTTGGCGTAACGCCTGTCCAAGATTCTGATCCAGCAGTTTCGTTTGTCCAATTATCACCTAATCGGATTCCAGCGCATACTATTGATGCCGTAACATCTATTGTGCCATTTCCAGCATAGATAGCTTGAGCTTCTGCATCTACATAAGCATCGCAAACAATATAGCCTTCACCAGAATACTCAACACCTCCGTTAGCAGTTACTAACGCATTTGCCTCTATTATTGCTTCGGCTGTTCTTTCTCGAATGGCATCTGCGCTAACTGTTCCACTTGCCTCAATTGCACCGACAGAAGTGCGTATCCGTATGCCAGTTGATTCTGCATCCGCTTGACAGTTGATAGTGCCTGTTCCTGAAAATACTGCGACTGCTGCTGCAACAACGCTTGCTGATCCATTTATTTGTCCTTCGCCTACCGCTACCCTAGCTCCAGCAGCTACAACGCTTGCAGAGCCTTCTATTGATCCTGATGATGTTCTGATTGCATAAGCCTCAGACTCTACTTGAGCATTGCCAGTAATAACTGCTTCTGCCATTGCCACTCTAATGCCTTGGGCTACGACTGTTGCATCGGCAGCAACAGCAGCCTCACCACTTCTTATACGAGATCCGTCAGCGACCACATCTGCGCTTGCAGATATAGCAGCGCCTGGGAACTTAACGCATAAAGTAAGCCATACTGGGTCATCAAACGATACTGTAAGAGTGTCTAGATTCCCTAAAGAATCCATATCCTCTAATCGCCAATCACCACATACTTCGTCTACTTCCCAATTATGGTCAAACGAATATGGTACTTGCTCTAAAGTCCCGAACTGATCTAACTGTTCGAGTGTTAAAGCCATTATGCCAATGTAACAGTTAAGCTACCTGATGCAATCTTGAAAATATCGCCAGAATCAATGGTCTTTGATGTTGTCAAAGGTGTGTGATATAGCATATTGCCTGTAGTTAAAGCATCCCAAATACCAATATGGGTAATTGTTCCCCATGATGCAGTAGCTTGGTCAAAGGTTACATCGGCAGAAGTCGCAGATACACCATTAGAAGGAGCTGCAAAAGTAGCTGATTTACGAGCATAAGATCCACCGCTAACTTCTGCTCCTGTACCAGCATCAGTAGGATCAGCAGTATGCAAACTAACATAAACTGTAGTTGGGGATGTGTATGATGTGTTTCTCAAAGTTACATTGATTAATGCATTTTCGAGGTAGTTTGACATTTCAGCCATTTTGATTCCTTATCTAGAGGTAACACGCATTGTTAATGGAACACCTGAATATTCCGAATTTTGATCTGAGCTATTGATATTCTGAATGGCTCTATTATATAAGTCTGCCCATGTAGCTGTGCGAGCATCATTAATAAGGTATGGCTCTGCTTCTAACAAAGAAGCGTATAGCAAAGCATCAGGATAATTAGCCAAAAAAGCATTAGAACTAACGCTATCAGACATAGCTGTGGGTTTAGCAAAATAAAGAATCTCCAATACATAAGCTGTATCAGGCTTTGGCGCAAACTCAAACTCATCACCTAATACTGTATAGAATACTGGCAGTCCAGACTCATCAGCTCTAGCATCACGCATAAATGCGCTAGGAGATAGATAAGTAACAGGCATACGAGGAGTGCCTTGAGTGTAGATATTACGCATCTCTAGGAAATCTGCTGGTAATGCTACTTTGCTATCACCAGCCGTCATTGTAGAAGTGGCAGATTCTAACATTTTACGAGTACGCAAATCCCTAGATAAGCGCAGCTCTGCCAATGTAACAAATGTAGGAATCTTGCTAGTTAGGTCTGTACGGCCTAAATAATCAGCAATCTCCGTTTTTAAATTGGAATAGCTAGTGAATGACATAATCGCCTTTAATCTTTACTGATGTTTTCCCAGCTATAAACATAGCTACCAATGTGCTTAATGCCTATAGATAGTTCGTGATCTACCCAAGTATCTATGCCAGCATCTTTAGCTTTGATACAGAAATAGATGTCCTCGCCCAAAATCTTCTCATTTTGCAATTGCTCAAAGTAGAAGTAAGGCCGTTCAATCTTCTTAAATACTGATGTCTTAATTAAAACTACGCCACATCCAATGCCGTCTACCTTGCTAATACCTTTTAGCTTATTAGAATAAACAGGAAGCCAGGTTATAGAACCATCTTCGTTAATCTGTATATTCTTAGCTGTAGGGATTACAGGCTCAGAACGAGTTGTAGCGTTTACACCGATAATATCTTTGTTATGCGACATTAGGATCTTTAAGGTATCTTTTGGGAACCTCATATCAGCATCTATGAACAATACATAGTCTGCTTTATTCTCTATTGCCGTCTTAACTAAACTATTGCGCTGGTCAAATATAAGCGTTCCAGCAGCCGTAAAGATGTCTAGATCGTGTTTAGAAGTCTTAATGGTGTAACCCACTAGCGCTGCTAAATCAAACGCTGTAGCCACCTCCATTTGACCCCTAGCTGGTATACAGATAGCAATTCTGCTCATACCTTACCGCCACGAGTACGAAATACGCTGTTATCAGGATCATTTAGCCATTTCTTCATCGCCTTTTGATCCATGATGTAATAGCCTCGCATAATGCCTTTTACATTGAGTTCATTAATGATCTCTGTGGGCAAGGATGCAATCTTGTTCTTTCTATCAATGGGATTATCACCCCATCCAGTAGTTCCGCTATTGTCGTTGAACTGAGCTTTTGTATGCTCAATAAAGTCTGTTAGATCGGTAGAGTGCTTAATAATTAAGCCACCATCACCATCATCGTATGCAGTCCTTACAACGCCATTCTCTACATCTATAATCTTTTTCAAATTCTAATCCACCTATCAGGAATCAAATCCGTTGTATCAAGGCCGTTAGTAAACCAATCTCTAGGAGCTACTACTGTATCTCCATCGGCTAACCATGCACCCCACCAGGCAAAACTACTATTCGCTATTATATGATTTTTGAATGATGCCAGTAAAGCTAAATCTACAATTGCTGGATTGCCTTTTACAACTACATCTGCCCACTCTAGGTTTTGTTCGCACCAATCAGGATCATCAGAAAATACTACAAAAGTAGCATCAGGAAACACCTCTCTGGCATCCCCATAATATTCTTCATCTAGATTGTGGAACACATCGCCAAGCGCTAAGTAATCTCCACGCCTTACGGATACTGCGACCATATCCGAGTCAATGTCATGTTTTGGCAGTTTGAACTCATTTCTAATTTTGTCTGATATGTTTTGAAAATACTTTTCAGACTGCCAATAACCTAACATAGTCCCAGATTGGGATATTTCTTGAAATTTAAAGCCCTTTTCTAATATTGGCGTACCTATTTGCTGCGCTATTTGTGCCGATATTGGGAAAGAATCTAATTCGTACTGCCTTTGCTTATGGTGATTGTAGAAACTGTTGTCAATAAACAACGCTTCTTTTAATCGTTCTGCTACCCCTAGTCCAGAAGCATACTGGAACATTTGGTTGCCTAAACCACCTTGAAGATAAGTAATCATAGAAAAAGGGGTGAGTTATCCCACCCCTGATTCTACTTAAAACTACTGCTTATGACAAGTCAAATGCACCGCCATGAGCAGCTTCGTTACGAACTTCGAGTGTTAATTCAGCCAAGATTTGTGTCTTGTCTGCATCGCCAACTTTTGCCAATTCATTTGTTTGGAATGGGCGCAAGTATGCCAAAGCTGCATACTCTGGATCGAGTACGAGGGCATCACGAGTACGCATAAAGCGATTTGGAACGATCTGCAATACACCGAAATCAGATTGATACAAATCAGCACCAGCTAGGATAGTAGCTTGACCGCTTGTAGGAACTTGATAACGCTGTGCTGATAGACCAGTAAAGCCACTAACTACTTGCTTGAGAGCTGGGCTAACAAACAAAGTTGTAGGTGTACCACCTGATGTAAACACTTGAGAAATAACATCTTTGAGGATGGTTTCTGTGAAAGTGCGGGTTGTACCATCAGTACGAGTAGAAACACCGATAGTTACTGGATCTACACCAGCAGTTGTACCAGCGCCTACATTCGTATTGGTCTTGATGTAAGATAGGAGTGTACCCATTTTACGAGCTGTAGAACCGCTTGAACCAGCAGACTGACCTTGGTTAGCTGTGATAATAGTTTCAATATCACGCTTGATTTCAGCAGATGCTTTAGCCAATTGATAAGCCTTTTCAGACTTACGACCAGCTTTGTCTACTGCTTCCAAAGTACCAGAGATCATAATGGTTTTGCCAACGATCTGTGTGTAGTTGCCTAAACGAGTTGTTGGTGTAAGAGTAGCTTCAGATGCATCTGCACCTTCAACTAATGCGTTTGAAGTGGTAGCTGCTGCAAGAGCATCAGTCTGAGATTCGTGGTAAACACCAGTAGCCTTAGTCTTGCCAATAGATGACATGATGGGCGTATCTGTTGGCGAGATATCATAGATGACATCTGTCAAGTTTTCCCTAGCTCCAATAGCTGTATAACGATCATAAGCTGCCATGATTTAATTCCTTTAAATTATAAAAATCGTTCAAATAACTTAGCTGCATCACGCTTGTTGCCTGTTTTGCGTAACTGAGCAAAGTCTTTCTTTTGTGCTTCTTGTTCGGAACTCTGCGGATTAGATGTTCCTGGTTTGAGTGTTTTAGGTGCTGATGCTACCTTTTTGGTTGCTCCAGCTTTACCAGCTACCAGCTTCTCATACTGCATAGCCTTATAGAGCGTTTGTACAGCACGACTGTCATAAACCTGAGAAAGCTCTTGGTCAGAGAATCCAATGGATTTTGCGTAGCTACGAATATCCCTACGAATTACATCTGCCTTGGCCTCATCCTTAAAGTCAGGGATAACGCTCTTTAGCTTTTCTTGCTCAGATTGGATGTGCTGATGCAAGCGCTGTCCTTGTAGAGCTTGTTGTTCTTGTGAAACACGCTGGCGCTCTGCTTGAACTGCTTGTAACTGCTTATCCCTTTCACTACGCTCTGCTACCTTAATTGCATAAGCAATAGGATCTGATTCCTTCAATTCTTGTAGGTTTTCAGTATCCTGGGTGCTTAACAACTGTTCGATAACTTGGAGTCGTTGTGCATAAGTATCTCTAGTCTTTGCTGCTTCATCAATCTTTACACGATCTGCTTCCACAGATTTGCGTTGTTCCGCTAAAGATTGAGTCTTTTTCTGATAGTCGGCAGTTCTACTGTAACCATTCAAAAGCTCATCAAGGCTTACCTCCAGTTCTTCACCATTAGCTTTCACTCGGTATTTTGGAGATTCCTCTACTGCTTCTTCTTGGTATTCAGTTTCTTCCGCACTTACATCTGATTCCTCGCCCTGTGGCTCATCATAGCTTTCGCTATCTGAATCATCTGCACGAACCTCTGGGTCAGCTTCCGCTTCCTTGGTTTGTGGGTCAAGTATAGACATAAATGCGTTAGCTGCACCGCCTATCGTGTTATCTACACTCCCGTCTGGGTTGGTGTTTTCGCTCATGTTTTACCTTTTATGGGTAGTTAAAAAACCTTAAATCGCCTCTTGTCGATTTCTTCTTGCTGCAAGATTGATCGTAAAGATGCTTCAAAATCTTCAATAGCTCTTAGTTTTACTAAGGCTCTTTCTCTGCCTTCTACATCATGCTCTGGCGAGTTAAATACATAAGACTTGTACAAGTCCTTCTGAGCTTGTAATAGCTCTACAAAGAACTCATCGTTTAAATAGTTTCTTGCTCGTTCTGCTCTATTCATTACATCATTCCCTTAGATGCAATCTCAGCAGCCTTTAATCTTGTATCAGCTTGCAACTCAGCAGACTTCAATTCAATTTGAGCAGCAGCTTTATCTCTTGCTAATTGAATCTCAGCAGCAGCCTTTTCTCTAGCTAACTGAATATCTGCTTGAGCTTTAAGCTGATCGCCTTGGATTTGAGCCTGTATCTTAGCTTGATCTCCTTGGATCTGTGCTTGAGTCTGAGCCATGTAAGCCTGTACTGCTGGATCTACTGGCATTTGCTGTGGAGGTTGTGGCTGAGAAATTGCAGCATCCAACTCAGGGCTAATCTCTTTAAAGAACTCGTTAGAGTCTTTGTAACCAGCAGCCTCAATAAAGCGACCAAGCGTATTGCGATATTGTCCTACTGTTACTAACGGATTAGCAAAGCCTTGAGTAGACAAGATCTGCTCTTGTTTTTGCAGAACCATTGCAGCCATAGCCATTTGCTGATCTTTATTGCCAGTACCTAAACCAACATTGATAGACACATCGTAATTAGTTTTCCAGTTACGAGGATCTACATTTACATATTTACCACGCAAACGCAGTACACGCTCTTTGTCTTGGTATTTGCATAACAAGTGGAAGATACCAGCAAACAAGTCTTTTACGCCTGTATCAGCAAAGATACGAGCAATCATTTCTAAACGGCCTGATCCAGCTTGTTGCATTGCTGCAATCGCTGTAGCAGTTGTGTTTTGTAGAATGTTTGCATCTAAGCCCTGGCTAGTTTGTGTAACGCCAGAACGCTTCTGTAACACTTGATCCATGTAATCGAGCATTGGGAACGACTGAGCAGCAGTAGGAGGAACTGTAAGGGCTTGTACTGCACCCTGAGTTTTCATACGAACTACTCCGTTAGGAGCAACAGTTAGCAAGTCATCCATGTTTACTTGACCATCAATTGCCGTCATACGAGGCATATTTGTTAGGTACAAGTTATCTAGAATCTGACGAGTAATCGTAGACTTGATTAACTGGATGTCCATTGCACGATCAGCCAAAGACTGTCCAAAGAACTTGTGTGGCATTGGGATTGGGCAGATAGAAGCAAACGGAACATGATCTACTTCTTCTTGATCTAGAATCTCAGTCATGCCAGCATAGGTTACTTTTAGTAACTCAGCCATGCCATCACCATCTACATCGGTACGGATATAGCACTCAAACACTTCAATCTCTTGCATAGAGAAGTCTAAAGACTGAGTTTCATCAGGCATCTCACCACGATCAAATCGAGCAACACGCTCTGGAGAGTATGTCAGATCGCTATAAGATGGCAGATTATCTACAACATCTTTCTTATATCCAGCAGCAATTAAGTCTGATCTAGACATCATTACACGATGAGCGCAAAAACTAGCGTTTTTAATGCTCTTATCACGCTTGGAGATTAAGAACTCCTCTGGAGGAACGCACTCAATCTTTACTCGACCAGCTTCTTTTTTCTTCTTGATTGTTACATCGTAAGCCATCAAAGGCATACCCATTGGGTCTACGCCTACTGGAGTAATCTCTTGGCTAATCACTTCCATTTGCCCATCTGAGAGCAATAGGGTTAATTCATCTGCGTTTAGATTCTTATACTTTTCCTTGATAGGATCTTCGCTATCTTCCCACCAGTATTTAACAATGCCATTCTTTTGTAAAAGCGCATCTTTAAACCAGTTGTGCATCAAGATAACGCCATCGTTATCGTTAAAGAATACTAGATTGCAATAGTCTGTGGCTTGTTTAGCGCCTTCTTCATCGCCCATGCCTTTAGGCTCAAAGCGTACCAACTCATCTGATTGAGTAAAGATACGCAGTAATTGTGGCAATGCACCATCAACTACTTCTGCAACTTCACCAGTAACAATAGATGAACGGCCTTCTACCTCATTGCCGTATGGCTCACGATTGTAGTAGGTCAAAGCCTTTCTACGAGCCTCACTTGTTTCGGTATCTACAAAGCCAATAGAGTTCTCTATCTCGCTATCTAATATACCTTTTAACTTATTGTCATCCATTTATACGATCCATGAAGTTTTAACATCTAATGCCTTATCCCAGGTATAAGGCTTCTCGTCTAACCCTACAGCCACATAACGCCAAGCATCGGCAGCATGGCTGTTTTGGTCATGTAAAGGCTTGTCGCTGAACATCTTTGTATCAGGATCTACTGCATAACGATAATGTCGCAATGCTTGTAGTCCTTCTGCACATTTGTTTTGATCGAAATAACAACGATTCATCAACATACGAGCAGCGTTAATACCATCAGCAATGGACAGTTTAGGAGTGATCCTAACTGGTAATCCCATTGCTTCAATAATCTCTTTTGTGCTACGCCCTGTCATATTCTTGTGCTCTGCATCATGTGGCAGCCAATGATCTCTATAAGTGTAGCCTTTTTCTTTCAATAGGTTTACATAGAAATCTATTGTCTTTTGGCAATTTTGGTAGAAATCTATGATCCTTACCTCACCGCCTGGCAATGTCTGCACAAACCAAATGCTAGTCATATCAGACCAGCCTAAGTCCCAGAATGTAGAAACCAATATTGCTTTGTCTACAGGGACATCTTTGATCCTAGTTTCTTCCATTGCCTTACGCAGCTCTATAGCATATACAGCGCCATCTAATACTTGTCTTGTATTGCCTTCCCATACATTGAGATAAGCATCTACATCTCGCTCTTTAAGATCTTCCATCTCTGTTCTAAGTACCTTTGGAAACCAAGGATTGTCAGACCAATTTACTTTTGCTACTTTAGCAAAGCTAGGAGGATTTACTACAAAACGCTTATAGGTTTCATCCGTATCCAACTCAGGATTAAATGTTACCCAGATCTCTGATCCTTCTTTACGGATCGTAGGGATTAATACATCCCAAGAAGATTTAGATGTAGTTTGGGCTTCTTCTACCCAAGCTATATCTACACCCTCAAACGACTTAATTTTAGTAATGTTGTGCTTTAAACCAGCAAACAGGAACTCAGTCCCATTTGTACCAAAGATACTGGTGTTTTGTACAGTATAGAAATCCTCTAACCCCATGCCTTTGATCTGATCTGCTAATAAAGCATGAACAGAGTCGGAGATAGAGTTCTGGAACTCACGAGCACAAAGCACCCTAAGTTTCTTCATCCTACCTAATACTAATAACACTCTGGCAACTGTCCAAGACTTAGAGCTGCCTCGCCCACCATAGACTATCTTCATTCTATGGGGTTCTAGCAAACACTCTAACTTCTCAGGGATCTCAATACTAAACTTTGTCATTCTGGCCGTTTGATAACGAACTCAATCTGACTAATCTCTATGGCATTGCCATCTGCACCACTAATCTCTGTAGCCTGTACAGCTTTGCCGTCTACTCTATCTATGACTTCTTTGATAGCCCAAGGCTCACCCTGTTCAGCAGCATCTACTAACTTTTGAGCGATAGTGCGTAACTTACGGCTATCCTCTTGAACCAAAGCTACTCTGAGCTGGTTGTAGAACAGCTTTCCCTTCTTGCCGTTCTGATTGCCTACTGGTGCTCCACCCTTATTAGTTGGAGCAACTTCTAAATCTTTGTTTTCTGTAGAACTTTCCATTCCATTCCCTATGGGTTGATGGTTGATGATGTTGCTATTCTACAACAGTATTTTAATATGTTCCATAGTAAAATGTAGAACTAAGGAGATTATATGAAACCACTTGTAAATGTAGATGTTCCTATGCCACAAGATATGTTAGATGCCCTATCAATATTTGAGGCTTTTTGCATAGGGTCAAAGATAACTTCTGTATCTATAAAAGATGTTTCTTCTTTCCTATCTAACAAATATGATGGTGAATTAGCATCTCAATTTAAACCAGAATACCTATATCAATAACCAAGAGATTTAAGCAACTCTGCGTCTAGTATTCCGTAGTACGGCTTCATTTGTAATGCTCTTATGTCTGTTTGACCAGGCATTGTTGGATCTACAATTCCACGCTCTTTTGCTGCGTTTGGTAAAAGCTCATATATACCACGCTGATCTTCTAACATTCCTAAACCTTGTCCAGGGACTCCCCTTGGATAAGACGGATGACCAGACTGCATAATCATAGGTTGATCTGCAAATATTTCTCCAATGTTCATTATTCCAGCATCTGGAGAAAGCAATTGCTTTTTATCTGCAACAGATAACCTAGCTTCGCCAATATTGAGGCCACCAAGATCTCTAAAATTAACATCCATCTCATTCATTACAGATTTTCTTATTGCGTCTGGTGCATCTCTAAATTGCTTAATGCTTTCTGGTGAATCTACGCCTTTCCATTCTGGAATAAACTCTTTAATTGTTTTATTTAATGCTTTTTTTTCTGCTTTACCCATTGCGCTTTGTGCATACGACAGCATTGTTTCGCCTGTCATGGTTGCAAAATCACCGCCTGTCGGAGCCATTCTCCAAGGTATATATAAAGGATTTTGTCCTGTAGTTTGTTTTAAAACATCAGCAGCTTGCATTAATTGTTTTACTGGAGCTTGAGCAGATGCCCAAACTTGCCCAGGATTATTAAACATATAGTCTTGACCGCCAAGCAATCCAATTGGTCTATTTAACTCAACATCATTAATTTTAAGCAAATCTCCACCAGCAGCAGTCCTATCAGACATACTTGTAATAAATGGCCTTCCTTCAAAATCTACAAGAGATACTTTTGGTGCATCAACTTTTTGTGTAGACTCTACAGTAGTTGTAAGGTTTTTTAATCTTTCTTGTTCTTTTGCTCTAGGGTCAAATCTAGGGTCAAAATCACCAACCTTGCTTGTAGATTTAGATACATTGCTAACTGGCACAATGTCAGCAATACCACCAATAGAACGCAGATAATTCTCAACCATTTGCCCAGCTTTAGGAGCTAATGATTTTGCTGCTGGCCCTGCCATAGGAGCTGCCATACTAGCCAAAGCTAAAGGTAATGCTAATGGCTCACCTTGTGCATATCCTTTTTCTGAGCCATATTTACGATCTATGCCCATTGCGCCTTCTACAAAACCAGTTTCATTAGGCAGTTTGTTTTGTCCAAGCAAACCCATAAATGATTGTGGGCTGTATAAAAAGCGTTGCAATTCTGTAGGGATATTTAACAATCCCATCAAGCGCCCTTGCGCTGTATCCAATAAGCCAGCCATTATTTCTTATAGCGAGCCATCTTGCTTGCTTCTGACATAGCAATAGCAACTGCTTGTTTAGGATTCTTTACGACCTTACCGCCCTTACCAGAATGTAGAGTGCCTTCTTTGTACTCGCCCATGACTTTACCGAACTTGGCTTGCTTTTTGCTCATCTTCATACATTTCCTTTAGATCGTATTTGCACCATATCAACGGAGCTTCTTCGCCATCTGCTAATCCTTTAGCAGTATGCTGTTGTATATTTACAACATTAGCTTCTAAGTTACTTAAGCCATCTGTCATGTTAGGGTAAACCCTATTACTAAATCTTTTGTGATTTTCCTTGCTTGCTTCTGTTTCACCATTGGCATCGTAGCCGTTAGAATCGTGATCCAAGGCAATAAAAGTACCATCCCTATATCCTAGTGGCAAACCAACAGATTCGAGCCTCTTGGCTAGGTCTGTGTCCTCGTAACCCCATCCCCAATAAGTATTGGAATATCCGTTACAGGCTTCAAAGTGCCACTTCTTCATCAGCGCTACAGCAGCTAAGCCATATCGTTGGGCATTAACTACCTGATCTGTTCCATGCCCTACTGGTCTAGATTCCATCCCATGCCAGATAATTCTGCTTGGCAAACTGGGTTCTGAGTAATCTGCCCACATCGGCATATAGTCTACATCGTTAAAACAAACATAATCTACAGTTCCAGCAATTGCTGCATAAGCATGATTAGCTAATGCTCCACGATTAAATGGGCTATCGTCTACTTGTTCTGCGATACAGAACAAAGGCTCTATTTTGGTGTTTCTACGGAAAAAGCTAACTGTATGAGGAAGCATCTTAGCTAGATGCTGTTCTCTATCTCTATAGGGGATAATTATCCCTAATCTCACTTTTTCTTAGGCTTTGCCGTTTTAGCTGCTTGTTTAAAATCTTTAGCACTAGGAGCAGCCTTGCTACCAACTTTGTTCATCTTCTCGCCAGATCCAGCCTTGATCCTAGCCCTTTTAGCGTTGATATTGGCATAAAGTCCAGTTTTCATTAGTCTTGTTCCTGTTCTTCAGCTTCTTCCCACGATTCGCAAACACGCAAATTATGGCAAATAAACTCATATTTATGGCAGAAACCACGCCCACCACCATTACGATCAAACTCATTCTCTGAAACAACTTTCATTGCTTTTAATGCTTTAGGGCTATTGTCGAAATATTCGCAGTTAGCGCAGTAACGATTTGCCGTCATTTCCTCTGGCAATCCCCAAAACTCTACTAATTTAACCCAAAAGTCCCCAGCATTGGCTGGATCTTTAGCACCAAAATGCCGAGTTTCCATCAAGGTCTTGGTCATTCTATCGTTAGACTCTTTGGTAACAGGGTACTTAGACTCATCTACCATTGGATCTTCTAATAAACCCATGCCTTCTGGCATTTCATGGTCATCTTCTTTGGGAGCTAATAGTCCGATAGCAATTTTCATTTAGTAGCCTTAATACAGAAATTTTGGGCAAAGTTTCCCTAGCCAAATTATAAATGTGTTTTTCGATCTGCACAAGATTTGCAGATAAATCTTTCATTCATGCCATTATTGTAAATTTCGTACATTCCTTCAGCTGTTGTCTTTTGCATCTTGCATTTTGAGCAAGTCCGAATAGTGTGCTGATTTTGTTTTTTTATCCAGTTCGTGCTGGAGTCGTTTCTTTGCATTGTCTAAATCTACTTCTAGCCGATGAGGGGAAATTCTAAGAGCATGGGCTAGTTGTCCTGTAGAAGCGTAAGGATGGCTTACATAGCGCATTTTAAGAGTTCTACGCAACTCTAGTGGTAAATTCTTAATTGCCTGTTCTATGAGATCTCCGTCTACATGGTCTGGCTCATAGTGTGGCTCAGACTCAGCATACAGATTACCTAGTTCTGGAATGTAGTTCTTTTCAAAGCTACGGCAAGTAGTATCTGGCTGTGGAGCTACCACGCCATACGATACATACCACGCCCAGTTCTTAAGACGAGTTTCCATAAATTGTCATATTAATTTAATAGAATTTATTGTATTATATTCAACATCTTAACGCAATAACCGAAAGCGCTTAATGAAAATCTTACTTTTAGACATAGAGACCTCTCCTAATGTGGCTCATGTTTGGGGTATTTGGCAACAGAATGTAGGTCTTTCGCAGCTCCTAGAGTCATCTTACACTATGTGCTATTCAGCCAAGTGGCTTGGTGATAAACAAATTTATTTTGATTCAGTTCAAAAAAGTGAACCTAAAGCTATGCTAGAAGGAATACATGGTTTACTAGAAGATGCAGATGCCGTAGTTCACTACAATGGTACTAAGTTTGATATGCCAACTCTTAATAAAGAGTTCTTGGTGCATCACATGACACCACCACCACCAATAAAACAAATAGACTTGCTTAGAGTGGTTAAAAGCCAATTTAGGTTTCCAAGCAATAAATTAGACTATGTAGCCCAGCGCCTAGGTCTTGGCAAGAAAAACCACCATGAAGGCCATATACTTTGGATTAAGTGTATGAACAATGATAAAGCAGCATGGAAGGTTATGGAGGAATACAACATCCAAGATGTAATACTTCTTGAAAAGCTATACAAAAGGTTATTGCCTTGGATTAAGCAGCCTGTCAATCAGTCATTAATGAAAGACAGAAAAGGGTTTGTATGCCCTACTTGTTCTAAGCCACATTTAATTAGCAAAGGTTTAAGATATACAACTACTGGTGCATACCAGCGCTATCAATGTAAAGCCTGTGGAGCTTATTCTGTAGATACTAGGTCTTTAATCCCACATTCAAAAATTAAACATTTAGCATGAGATTAAATTCAGAGGTTGTTCGCAATCTTTACGCCTCTATTTATTGCTGCTATCCATTTACTAAATGGAAAATGCCGTTGCCAGATGAGGTTGAGTTTATAGTAACTCCAGACCCAGAGGTAATGGGAACATATTTACTAGATACTGGTGGAGATTATGAGCATACCATTACTATATCTTCTGCCAGGTGTGGGCATTATTACACTCTGTTAATTACCCTTTGCCATGAAGCGATCCACATGAGTTTCCATAGACAAAAAGGTGATAAATGGATGCAACATGGAAAAGCATTTAGAACTAGGTGCAAAATGGTAGGGCATGAGCTTGGTTTAGATCCACTAGAGCTTTAGTGGTTACCGCCATCAGTTGTTTTACTGGGCAATAAAGACTTATACAGCTTAGACTGATCCTCTAGATCATGTATTAGTTTTATTGCTCTGTATAGCACCTCATTTTCATTTTGAGTCATTACCTTGCCAGTAAACAAATCTATTAGCTCATTAACAATTTTGTTCGTTTCCATATCTAATTCCTATGATATTTATCTTTGGGGTTATTAAGCATAGATTTAATAAGTTTATCTATATTAAAGAACCATTGAATAACTTTCATGCCTTCATGCGTATATATAGTAAAACTCATTTTTTTTTAACGCAGTATTCATAATATTCTTTGAGTAACATACGCATATCACTTTTTAATGTTTCTATTTCAGTCTGTTGCTGGCGTAACACTTCCGCAGCCTTTTGGATGTGTGAGCCAGAATAAAATTGCTCTAATCTATCAGCTAAATCATTTGCGTTCACTTAGATCCCTTTCCAAGTTTCTGATCGACTCGCTCCAACAGCTCCTCACAGGATATTCCCCATTTTTTTTCAAAACCTTTGACACCCAATCCGTGAACCCCAGAGTTTCCCCGATGATGCTCTGGGCATAGAGGCAAGCATGGGGATGTAGCTCTGACAGCCCCATATCTCCTAACATGATGGAGTTCCGCATCCGTAAAGACTTGTTCCCCAAAGACTTCGGAGCATAAAATACATCCGAGTTCTGCAATCTGGTTAAGGCGCTTTTTTTCATCTCTCGTAGCCATTATTTAAAGGTTATCCAAATAGAAAATATAACAATAGCAATTATTACCAAACCAAAATAGTAAGGCAAATCACTCAATGGGTAGCCCTGTCTATAGTACGATTAGTAGCCTCTTGGCTTCTCCATATTTCTATTCTGGCTTGTGCAGCTATTAATTGCCATCGTAATCTTTCTTCTATTTCTACTGCTTCTTTTAGCCCTTGTAATAAATCTATATAATCATCTGTAGCGTAGGCTTCCATTTCTTTGGCAGCAATGCTAGATGCTGTAGATTCCATCATTAGTTTGCTTTTAGCTGATCGCAGATAGTTCTCTATATAAGTTCTATTTGCTTTGGCTGCTGCAAAGATACTTGATTGCTTGATGATGAACTCAACTGCTTTATTCGGGCTAATTTCCATAATCTTTCCATTTCATCCTGTAGATCTAATCTAGCTTGCCATCCTCGCTTTTGCTGTACTAGGTCTAATTGCTTTCTGCGTTTATCTAAAGGCCAACTGAGTAACTCTCTAGCCTCACATTCTTTGCGCCATTCCTCGCTATAGGTTTCCCCATTGTTCTGCCATTGCATCCGCTATCCCTTGAAAAGTTTTGTTTCTCTCTCTCTCTCTCTCTCTCTCGGCTGCATACAACTTGTATCGTAATACCATTGACTCATACGCTTCCCACTTTTAGCTGTCCAAATAGATCCTTTATCTACTATATTTGTAGGCTTTAATGATGGCA